ATACGGATTCTGTCTAATGAGAGCATATATTCACTATGGAATTCATTGGTCAAGCTCTGGAGATGATTGTCCACCGCAGGATTCTGATCTTGCCAATTGGGAAAACTATTTTATTGTATCTTCTTTTGGTGACAGTCTTGCAGTAAGTTCTAGCTCAGAAACTGCCGGTCCCTGTAATCTTTTCATGACAAAAATTGAGATCTTTGATGTAGTCCCCAACAAGTGGAAAGGCATTGGTCCGGGTAACACAGTAGTTGCAACAGAATCTGAACAAACGACTAGTTGTTATGTGAAATACGACAGTAGTCAAAGATATGTTGGTCTTCTTCACTACAGAGCTACAGATTGGTGGTCTCATTGTGTTTACGACCTGCAAACTGGAACGGTAACTCAGGAATCAAAAGGCATTAATGTAACCGTAAACCCCTCCGCAACTATTACAGATCAGGGTGGTGGACTATATCTTATAGAAATGACTTCTACAGAAAATAACACTAATTTTAGTCTTGAACTTACCTTCCTCTCCAGCGGAACTCCCTCTTTTAACACAAACGGTGTGGAGATCTACGGAGGTACCCCGGGTGACTACATCTACGCGGGACAACTTACAAGCACTGCTTATCCATAAGGAATGAATCGTGGCAAAACTTGGCGACAGACTCCGACTTCTAACTACGATAGATAACCCGTTTAATCGTATGACCAACATGATTAATGGGGTAACTCCTCCTGCTCATGGTAACGGTCTTAACGGAACTGGAACCCTTATTCGTGCAGTTTCAGGCAGGCAACAAGGACTGTTTGCTACTACTATCTACATTGATTTGACTGGACTTAGGTCTACTGCTTCTGGTGACATTATTGGTGTAGATGGTACGTCTGATCCTTGCTACCTTACCAAGATTGATGAAGACCAAATGGGAACTATTATTGCAGGTAACATCGTTTGTTATGAGGCTCCTGCTGGTGGGGATCCTGATATTGACCTCTACTCTGCGGTTGAAGCTACTGGAACTGAAGATGATGCTATTTCAGGTCTTACGGAAACTCAACTTGTAGATTCCGGCGATCACGCTATTGGAGACTGCAAGGTTCTCACCGCTTTCCCTTCCGATGGCGAATATCTTTATCTTGTTGCTGGAGCTACTACCGATGCAGACTACACTGCAGGTAAACTTTTGATTAGCTTACTTGGATATAAATAATGACTGGAAAACAACAAGCTTTCATTGATGCACTGTTTGGAGAAGCCAAGGGCAATTTTGGTGAAGCCAAGCGTATGGCTGGATACAGTGATAATACCAAAGTTGCAGATATTCTTAACGATCTTGCCCCTGAAATCTCCAAGCAGGTTCACAAGATCTTTGTGCAGCAGGGTGTAAAGGCTGCATTTGCAATCGAATCCATTATTGATGACCCTACAGCACTGGGTAACAAAGATAAGCTGGCTGCAGCTAAAGACATCCTTGATCGTGCTGGATTTAAGGCTACTGATAAAGTGGAAGTCAAGGGAGATTCCATTCCTGTGTGGGTGCTCCCCAAAAAGGAAGAAGATGATGACGATGAAGATCGGGATGCCGGAGCCAATTCTTGATCAGAAAGATGAAGAAAAAGGTTATCTTCCAATTTTAAAGACAGGTAGTGTAATTCCTTTTGGTTACAAGGAAGACCCTGATGATCCTGAAGTACTTCTTCCTGTAACTATAGAACTGGATTATCTGGCTCAAGCGAAAAAGTACAGGAAACAGGGTCATTACACTTACGAAGAGCTTGCTGCATGGTTGACCACAAGAACTGGCAGGAAGATCAGCAAGATGGGGCTCAGGCACAGGCTCAGGCAGTCAGCGAAGAAACGAAGGGCATTCATTCAATATGAGCGTTACATCCGCACAGCCAAAGAGACGGCAGAGAAAGCCAAGAAAATCGAAGAAAGATTCCTCGGCAGGACATACGAGGAGGTTTACCCTGGAAAACCCGCAACCTACTCCAAGTGTACCTGCGGAGCCAAGGCCGAGATCCCTCCCAAAAAACCAAGTTATCTTTCAACCAAACCCCGGACCACAGACTGAATTCCTTGCTGCCAGTGAAACACAAGTCCTGTATGGTGGAGCGGCGGGCGGGGGAAAAAGCTTTGCCCTTTGTGCGGACCCATTCAGATCTTTTGGAACCAGAGGTTGGCGCGGATTGTTGCTTAGAAGAACTCTGGATGAACTGAGAGAAATTGAAGCAATTACCAAAGACCTCTACCCACAAGCTATTCCTGAGGCCAAGTACAAGGAAAGAGAAAAAACGTGGGTATTCCCTAGTGGAGCAACTCTTTGGCTGTCTTATCTCGACAAGGATGATGACGTAAAAAGGTATCAAGGTCACGCTTTCCAATGGATTGGTTTTGACGAACTTACTCACTGGTCAAGCCCATACGCATGGAACTATCTTTATTCTCGTCTTCGTAGTGACAAGGGGACTGGCCTTTACATGAGGGCTACCTCCAACCCCGGATCAGTTGGTCATGCGTGGGTCAAGAAGATGTTTATTGATCCTGCTGTCTGGGGGCAATCTTTCTGGGCTACCGACCCGGATACAAACGAAATTATGCGCTACCCTGAAGATCACTCCGTCGAGAGTTTAAGGGGTAAGCCGTTGATGAAGAGAAGGTTTATTCCCGCCAAGCTTTCCGACAACCCCTATCTTGCTGAGGATGGCAGGTATGAAGCTAACCTTCTTGGTCTTCCAGAGCAGCAAAGGAGGCAACTTCTAGAGGGCGATTGGGATCTTTCCGAGGGGGCTGCTTTTACAGAGTTTAACAGAAAGATCCATGTAATTGAGCCCTTTGATATACCCGACCACTGGCCAAAGTTCAGGGCTTGTGACTACGGATACGGATCTTTCTCTGGTGTTCTTTGGTTTGCAGTTGCACCCGATGAACAGCTTGTCGTCTACAGAGAGTTGTATGTTAGCAAGGTTACTGCAACTGATCTTGCGGATATGATTATCGAGATAGAAGCAGAAGCTGGAGAAAGGATGAACTACGGTGTTCTTGACTCTTCTCTCTGGCATCAACGTGGAGACAGGGGTCCAAGTCTTGCGGAACAGATGAACAAGAAGGGATGCAGGTGGAGACCCTCGGATAGAAGTAGAGGTTCTCGGGTTGCAGGGAAGAACGAAATTCACAGGAGACTTCAGGTAGATGAGTTTACAGAAGAACCAAGGTTGGTAATTTTTGAGAACTGCAGACACCTTATTGAACAGCTTCCTTCTATTCCTCTGGACAAGAACAACCCGGAGGATGTTGATACGAAAAGCGAAGACCACCTTTACGATGCACTGAGATACGGTGTAATGACAAGACCCAAGTCCACTCACTCTTTTGGATTTGACAAACCACGGACAGGCTTTCAAGCTGCAGATCCGGTAATGGGGTACTAAATGGTAGATGAAACAACCAATATCGAGCAAATAGAAATGACTAATCTGGAGGATAACGATGATTCTTCGGATGAGCGTTCGGGTTCTATTGCACAATACGTACAGAAAAAATACAACAGGGCTTCTACGGCAAGAGAAACCCAAGAACCTCGCTGGCTAAAAGCCTACAGGAATTATCGTGGTGAATATGGACCTGATGTTCAGTTTACAAAGACCGAAAGATCGAGGGTTTTTGTAAAGATCACGAAGACAAAAGTTCTTGCTGCCTATGGTCAGGTTTGTGATATTCTTTTTGGTAACAACCGTTTTCCTCTAACAATCAATCCTACTACTCTTCCTGAAGGTGTGGAAGATACCGTTCATTTTGAAGGCAACCCACAAATTCCAGAAGAGGTCAAGGAGCAGACCAAGCCTGAAGTGCAGCCGGGAGAAACCTATGATCAGTTTATGAGAAGACTTGGTGGTCTGAAGGAAACTCTCGACCCTGTAAAGGATGACCTGAGGAAAGGTCCCTCTCCTTCTCCCACTGGCGTTAACTTCTATCCGGCTGAATACTCTGCAAAGAAAATGGAAAAGAAGATCCACGATCAGCTTGAAGAATCGGAGGCCAAGAAGCATCTTCGTGCAGCTACTTTTGAACTTTGCCTCTTCGGCACTGGTATCATGAAAGGTCCGTTTGTAGAGGAAAAGGAATCTCCCAAGTGGGATGAAGAGGGTAACTACACTCCTGTCTACAAAACTGTTCCCCGTGTAAGTCATGTATCTTGCTGGAACTTCTACCCCGATCCCGATGCCTACTCTATGGAAGAAGCGGAGTATGCAATCGAGATTCACAAGATGTCCAAGACGCAGCTTCGTCAACTGAAAAGCCGTCCATATTTTCGTGATGAAGAAATTGAAACTGCTATTTCCTTTGGTCCCAAGACGGTTAAGGAATACTGGGAACATGCGATGGAAGACGACAAGACTGAAGTTGAGTCTGATCGTTATGAAGTCATTGAATACTGGGGGTATGTAGACAGAGAGGTTCTTGAGGAAAACAAAGTTGATAAAAGCATCCTCAAGGAAATCAAAGACAAAACACAGGTTAGCATGAATGTGTGGGTGTGTAACGGTAGAGTTATTCGCCTTATCCTGAATCCGTTTACCCCCTCTATTATTCCCTACTACGTTACTCCCTACGAGATGAACCCTTACTCCATGTGGGGTGTTGGTGTTGCAGAGAATATGGATGATAGCCAGACTCTTGTTAACGGCTTTATGCGCATGGCTGCAGATAACCAGGCTCTTAGCGGTAACCTTGTCTTTGAGGTAGATAGAGCCAACCTTGCCAATCCAAACGACGATCTTGAATTCTACCCGGGGAAGGTTATCGAACGTGCTGAAGGTGCCCCCGGTCAGGCCCTTTTCGCCACTCAGTATCCTAACGTTTCTCAACAGAACATTCAGCTTATGCAGGTGGCCAGACAACAGGCAGATGAGTCTACAGGCTTTCCGTCTTTTGCACATGGGCAGACTGGTGTTCAAGGTATTGGCAGGACTGCAAGTGGTATCTCCATGCTCATGGGGGCTGCTACCGGAGGGATCAAGACTGTAGTCAAGAACGTAGATGACTATCTCCTCGGCCCTCTTGGTCAAGCCTTGTTTGCTTTTAACATGCAGTTTGATTATGATCCTGACATTAAGGGGGATCTTGAGGTGAGGGCTGAAGGTACTGAATCCCTGATGGCTAACGAGGTTAGAAGTCAACGCCTTATGCAATTCCTTGGCATTGTTCAAAACCAGATTCTCGCTCCGTTTGCCAACATGGACTACATTGTTCGTGAGCTTGCCAAGTCTCTCGATCTGGATCCTGACAAGGTAGCCAACAGCATGTCCAAGGCTGCTATTCAGGCCCGTCTTATCCAACAGTATCAGGCTACTATGGGGCCGCAACAACCTCAACCCGGCCAAGGGCAACCTCCTGCTGGCACTCAGGTTAACGATACCCAAGGTGGCGGTGGCGGTACTATGGGTATTGGCAATGTTCCTACACCTAATGAGCCTGGTTTTAGTGGTACCCCCGGGGGTGAAGGAGAGCCCCAGCAATGAACCTACACCAAGCCAACCTCAAGCGTATCGTAAACGATAAGGATCTTCACGCTGCATTGATGTGGTATCTGGATGAGAGAATGCAGGTGCAAGTAAAGCGTGCAATGTATGGTGATGATGACAAACAGGTTACTCTTGCTCAGGGGGAATACAGGGCTCTAAGCAAGATGAAAAACATCAGGGACGATATTAATGGTAGAGACTAGCCCAAGACCCTACACCAGAAGTAAAGACCGTGAACGTCAGGCAAGCGGGCTTGATGTAGAGTTTCGTGCTGATCTTGACAAACAACTCAAGAATAATCCCATTGCTCGTCTTGGCTATGATGCAGGTAGTGTAAAAATGCTTCCTGAAACCAAAATGATGTACGTTGACGATGAAGTTGGTGGAGTAACCCTTGCCTATCAGATTCCAGACATCAGCGATAGAAACCTTTCCGAAGAAAGACAAAAAACAATTATGGAGTCCATAAGGACAAACCAGATTGGTACCACAAGAGATGACCTTGAATACGGGGATGTTGTTCTTGGGGCAGGTGGTGCAAATAGTCCTACCATTGCCCACGAAATGACTCATAAAGGTATCGGAGAACTACGTAAGGCTTTTAATGAAAATCCTCAATACTGGGTAGACCAATATGGTGAAGGTATTATTGATGCACTTTTTAGAAGAGATCTAAAAGAAACAGAACAACTTACCGAATTTTTTGATGACGTTGATACCGAATACACTCTTTCTTACGGAGGTAATCCGTTTAAAGGTAGCCTGAAAGGTACTCAGGAGTTTGTCCCAGATTCAAAAACTGTTGATCAGGCTACTGCTTTAGCTGCAATGGCCGAAGAGGTTCTTGATAAACGTGGTGAACCCGAGCGGGCAGAAAAACAGGAAAAAGGTTTCTTCAGGAGACTCTTTGATTTTAACAAAGGTGGAGCAGTCATGGAACAAATGGAATTTAATTTTGAAGAAGGTGGTATGATTGACGACAATCTCGAAAGAGATCCTGTTAGCGGTAATGAAATTCCCCCCTGCAGTCTGGCAGAAGAAGTTCGAGATGATGTTCCCGCCCGTCTTAGTGAAGGTGAGTATGTACTTCCAGCTAACGTGGTTCAGTTCTACGGTCTTAACACTATTGAAAAGATGGTTAACGTGGCTGAACAAGGCTTGGATAAGATGGAGGAGGAAGGCAGGATTGGTGGAGAACCAGCTAAGGAAGAGCAAAGTAAACCCTCTGTGAAAATGATGGGGGATCTTACTTTTTCTGAAGGTGGTATGGTTCCCGGTCAATCTAAAGTCCCCAATCAAACACCAGGTTTTTCTCAGTTTGGTGGTCAGCAAATGGGCGACCTTACGTTTAGTTCTGGTGCACCTGTTTACGAAAGCGACAACCCCGACGACTGGGATCCCTCCAAGCTGACTCAGCCTACTTCTACTGTGGGCGGTCTTTCCCAATACATGCCGGGCTTCAGCATGTTTAACACCTCCACTGCCCCCGGAGGTAATCAGCCTCAAAACCAAGGCCAGATGAACATGGATGAAATGGAGTTCAGGACTTACCAGAATGACAAGGGTGAAATCAAGATTATTCCCTTCC